CGTAAAGACAACCCCTTTACTAGCTATGGTATACACCCTTCAAGTTCTCAGTTAAAAGAACAAGATGTTTATAAAGTTATGGTTGAAGTAGAACCTGCAGAAATTACTGGATTTAAAATAGTTCTTGCTTCTTTACCAACATTTAAAGACGGTGCATGGGTGTTATGTTATAGTCATGTAGCGTTAAATGAGGATGAAGTTCGTGAATTTCGTAACCAAGAGCTAAGTAAGACTGATTGGATGGCGGTTTCTGACCGTACTTTAACTAATTCTGAATTAGCTTATCGTCAAGCTTTACGAGATATCCCACAACAAGAAAGCTTTCCTGACAATATAACGTGGCCTACTAAACCAGAGTAAAAATAATAAATAAATTTTAATTTAACTAAAGGAGATTAATATGACTGAAGACAAAAAGGTTATAACAATCAATGACAAAGAATACACAGAAGACCAACTAACAGATCAACAAAAGGCTATTATAAACCATATAAACTCTTTACAACAAAAGATTGGTTCAGCAGAATTTAACCTTGATCAGTTAAAAGTAGGTAAAGACGCATTTATGAACATGCTTAATGTTTCACTAGAAGAGGAAGAAAACAAAGAAAAGGCGGCATAGTCCCCTATTAAAAGGATGAGGTATCCCCTCCCTTAAACTATTATTAAGTAAGTTACACCTAAGGCAACACAGGTGTAACTTACATTATCTAAGGAGAACACAGATGATAACCGACTACCAAACATTTATACACCTTTCTCGTTATTCTAGATGGTTAGAAACAGAAAACCGAAGAGAGAACTGGGAAGAAACAGTAACTCGTTATATGTCAACATGGAAAGACATGATTGATGATGAGACTTACAAGAAGTTATTTAAATACATTTCAGGCTTAGGTGTTATGCCTTCTATGAGAGCTATGTGGGCTAGTGGTCCTGCTCTAGAACGTAATAACATTACTGGCTATAACTGTTCATATCTTAAAATAGATACACCTCGTGCATTTGATGAGGCAATGTATATACTTATGTGTGGTACAGGCGTAGGCTTTTCCGTAGAAGCTATTGATGTAAATAAATTACCATACATTAACGATCACTTTGAAGTATCAGAGAGATTAATTAGAGTAGAAGATTCTAAAGAAGGTTGGGCTAAAGCTATACGTAAACATATAGCAGACTTATACTTAGGTAGAATACATTACTTTGATTACTCAGATGTAAGACCTGCAGGCGCCAAACTAAAAACAATGGGTGGCAGAGCTTCAGGTCCAGAGCCGTTAAAAGAACTTATAGATTTTACAACCGCTTTATTTAAGAGAGCTGGTGGACGTAAACTAACCCCATTAGAATGTCATGATCTTATGTGTAAGATAGGTGAGATTGTAGTAGTAGGTGGTGTACGTAGGTCTGCCATGATATCCTTAAGTGATCTCGGTGACCATACTATGCAGGGCGCTAAGTCAGGTGCATGGTGGGAAAACAATGCTCAACGGGCATTAGCTAACAACTCAGCAGTATACTTACAAAAGCCAGATGGCTTAACATTTATGAAAGAGTGGACTGCTCTTATTGAATCTAACTCAGGTGAACGAGGAATATACTCTCGTTATGGTGCTCAAGCAACTGCTCCTGAACGTAGAGATTCTGATAAAATTCATGGGACTAACCCTTGTGCAGAAATAGCACTTAGGTCTAATCAGTTCTGTAACTTAACAGAAGTAGTACTTCGTAGTGAAGATACTCTTAAAACAATTAAAGAAAAAGTAGAGTGTGCAACGATTCTAGGCACATTACAATCTACATTAACTAACTTCCCTTATTTACGAAAGATATGGAATTCAAATACAGAAGAAGAACGTCTACTAGGTGTATCTTTAACAGGTGTGTGTGATTGTCCAGTCTTATTTAATGCTAAAGAAAAAGATATACAGGAACTACGTGATTACTCTATTAAAGTAAACGTAGAGTGGGCTAAACGCCTTAACATACCTGCATCTACTTCTATAACAACGATTAAGCCTTCGGGTACTGTTAGTCAACTTGTAAACAGTTCATCAGGAATACATGGTCGCTTTGCACCATACTATATCCGTACTGTACGAGGAGACAATAAGGACCCATTGACTGACTTTATGAAGCAGACAGGTGTGCCGAGTGAACCCTGTGCAATGAAGCCTGACAGTACTACTGTGTTTTCTTTTCCTATCGAAAGCCCTAAAGGTTCTGTGATGGCTAATGAGTTGAGTGCTATCGAGCAATTAAAACTATGGTTGAAGTTAAAACAGAACTGGGCAGAGCATTCTGTATCTATTACAGTATATGTTAAAGACACTGAATGGTTAGATGTAGGTGCCTGGGTATATAAGAACTTCGACCAAATAACAGGTGTGTCGTTCTTACCTTATACTGAGCACTCGTATCAGCAAGCTCCGTACCAGCCTGTTTCGGAAAAAGAATATAATGAATCACTCGCACAATTTCCATCGTCAATCAACTGGAATGAACTCTCGGTTTATGAGCAGGAAGACAATACTGAAGGGGCACAAACGCTTGCATGCACTGCAGGGGGTTGTGAAATCTAATGGAAAGTTACTCGCTGATGGCAGTAATGACTCTATTAGACCTCGCCCTTGGAAAAGAAAGAGAAGAGTAAATGCTAGACTACGAGCCTTCAGATTACGTTGTGCTCGTAGAAAATTCAAACAGATAGGAATTAATATAGAGGAATAATAAATGCCAACAATACCATTACAAAATTTGGGTATCAAAGGCTTGAATACAGATACGCCACCACAGGCATTATCTCCTGAAAATTTTTCAGAGGGTCTCAATATGAGATCCTTTGATGGTTCTCTTCAAGGTGTTCCAGCTTTTCCTACAGCGTTTGATACTAATACTACAGGGACTACTGCTAGAGACGTATTAGCAGTTACCCAATGGACCCCTGTTGGTTCTAATCAATTTAATTTAGCTTATTTATATGATGATTCTGG